TCCTAAAAAATCTAAAAAGGTAACAAGTGAAAAGGAAGAAACTAAGGCGAGTTCCTAAAGACAAAAAGACAGGTATTGCTAAAAAATACTTGTCTGGTTCTAAAAACAGGGCTGCGAAAGCTGCTGAAATAAAAAGAACTGCTGAAGCATACAGAAAAGGAGAGTTTATTGATATAAAAGCCGTACAAAAATCAAGGGTTGCTCAAAATGTCACCACAAAGAAAAAGAAGAAAACCACTAAGCGCAGCCGTAAAAAAAGCTCTTAAAGATAAAGCTGACGGCACTAGGTTCTTTTATGGTGAACTTGCAGAGGTTTACCGCAAAGGGCAAGGAGCATATTTATCTGGTGGGTCAAGAAATGTGACAATGCAAGCATGGTCTTTTGGCAGGGTCAATAGTTATATGAGAGGAGATAAGGCAAGAACAGCAGACGCATCTATATATACTAAATACAACAAAAGGAGGTAATTGTGAAACTAACTACAAGACAAAAGAACACTCTTAAAAAGCATCAAGAAACACATGGGCATACAAAGGCTCACATGGAATATATGAAACGTAAGATGAGAGAAGGCATGAGTTTTACACAGGCTCATAACATGGCTATGAGAAGAAAAGGCAAATGAATTGTACCCTTACAGATTGGAAAAAAGAACTTGGAGAAAAAATTCTTTCTCAAAGATATGATTCTTTTACTGAAAAAAATTGTTTGCGTAAAATCTTTTGCTTACCAGATGATGTAGAAGAGTGGCAAGAGCTTCACTTGATTCAATTTTTAAATGCAATAGACCCAGAAAAATATAGAAAAAAATGACAAAAGATCCGAGACTAAAAAGGTTTGGTTTATCTGCTTTTAATAAACCTAAGAGAACACCATCACACCCAACAAAGTCTCATGTAGTTTTGGCGAAAGAAGGTGAAAAAATTAAATTAATAAGATTTGGAGCGCAAGGGGCAGACACTAAACCACCAAGAAAGGGCGAATCAGAGGCAGATAAGTCAAAAAGACGCAGTTTTAAAGCTAGACACGCTAAAAATATTGCAAAAGGCAAAATGTCAGCAGCTTTTTGGGCTGATAAAGTAAAATGGAGCTAATATTGTAAATAATTGTTAATTTTTATCTATGGCAGAAGAACCAATCAAGCCAAATCCATCTGTTGATACAGCAGCACTTATGGCAGAAGTTGAATCATTAAGAAAAAGCAACAGAGAAATTTTAGATGACTATAAAAAAGCAAAGGAGGCAGCAAAAGCAGTACCGCCAGATGTTGATGTTGATGCTTTAATTGCTTTTAAACAGCAGAAAGAAAAAGAAGAGCTTGAAGCAAAAGGCAGATATGACGAAGCAATTGCAAAACAGGCACAACAATATCGTGATGCAGAAGAGGCAAAAAACAAAAGGATTCAAGAATTAGAAGCAAGACAAAGACAGCTTGAAGTTGAAGCACCAGCAGTGACAGCCCTTGCTGATGTGGTACACGATCCCCAATATGTGTTATCTCGCATTAGCAAGGATCAACTATCCAGAGAGGCAGATGGAACAGTAGTTGTTGTTGATGGATATAACAGAACACCAGTGAAGGATTGGGCTATGTCAAATATGCCTCAATGGGTGCAGAAGAATCCAAGACCTCAAGGCGGTGGAGCTACTACAACAAAGGTTCAAACAGAATTTGTCACTGCTGCTGGTGAAAAAAACCCATTTGCAAAGGAATCATTCAATCTGACTGAACAGGCAAGATTATATAAAACAGATGTAAATAAATATAATATGCTCAAAAATGCAGTAAGCGGTTAATATAGAGACAACATGGTTGTGCCATGTCAGTGGTTGTGCCACGAAGTAAACATATTAATTAAATTCTAATGGCAACATTAAGATCGGATTTAATTATTCCTGAGGTGTTTACACCCTATCTGATTGAAGCGACAACACAGACTGACAGCTTCCTACAGAGTGGGGTAGTGCAACCTTTGGCAGAATTAAATCTTTCCTCAGAAAGAGGTGGGGATTTTGTAAAGATTCCATTTTATAAAGCAAATTTATCTGGCGATTTTGAAGTTTTAACAGATTCAACATCATTAACACCAGCAAAGATCACAGCAGATAATCAAATCGCTGCTGTTCTTCACAGAGGTAGAGCTTTCAGTTCTCGTGACTTGGCTTCCCTTGCAGTTGGTGGTGGTCTTGATCCAATGGCTGCTATTGCTCAGAAGATGGCGGCTTATGTAAACAACCAAAAGCAAAAGGACTTATATTCTTGCTTAACTGGTGCGTTTGGTTCTATCAATGCAAACTCAAGCAGTTCAGCATTATTTGATTTAACTATTGATTCCGAATCAGGTGATTCTCCAACAGTATTAAGCCCTCGTCATATTGCAAGAGCAAAGTCAAAACTTGGTGATCAAGGTGGCAAGCTTACAGCGATAGCAATGCACTCTAATGTATATGGAGACTTGTTAGAGCGTAATATGATTGATCGTGTTTACGACAACAATGGTGATGCTGACACAGCAGCCGCATCAGGTAGCACAACAAGAGCTTTTGATGGCCCTAATGTTGTTGAGACATTTGGTGGTTTAAGAATTATCGTTTCTGATGATATTCCTACCACAGGAAGCGGAAGTTCCACAGAGTACTCTACATTCTTCTTTACACAAGGGGCTGTAGTAACTGGTGAGCAAGCACCAATCAGAACACAGACAGATAGAGACATTCTTGCTTTAGAAGAAGCAATGGCAGTTGATCTGCACTACATTTATCATCCTGTTGGATTGAAATATGCTGTATCAACAGTTAACCCAAACAGATCTGTACTTGAAACTGTAGGCTCTTGGTCGAAAGTCTATGAAACAAAGAATATCGGTATTGTTAGAGCAACTAACGTATCTAATCAGGATTAATCATGCCTTCATTATTTGACGTGACTGCTGGGTCATTAGTAGGCCCAACAGCAGGCGGTACTGTAACTCAGGCCACCAACAAAGGAACAGGTGTGACTCTTAACACAGAGTCAGGCCAGATCACAATGAATGACGCAGCTTTAGCGGCTGCGGCTGAAGTATCTTTCACAGTAACTAATAGCAAAGTTGCAGCAACAGATGTTGTTGTAGCCTGTCATGGTTCTGCTGGAACTGCTGGCTCATACCTTGTAAATGCAAACGCTATCGCTGATGGTTCTTTTGCAGTAACAGTTTCTAATGTTTCCTCTGGATCATTAGGAGAAGCAATTGTTATTAACTTTCAAACTCAAGCAAAGCCAAAACCAAAACGCAAACCTCAAAAAGTTACAGTAAATGGCGATAACTCTTGATGCTACAGTTGGCGGTGCAAGTGCCAATACTTATATCACCCTTGATGATGCAAACGCTATCATTGAAGGATTCGTCCTTAGTGATGATAATGCTGCTTGGGATAATTCATCTACTGATAATAAAAATCGTGCATTATTTACCGCAGCCCAAAGAATAGATAGAGAAAAATTTTTAGGGGGAAGAGTAAGTGATACACAGGCTTTGGAATGGCCTAGATCAGGAGTAAGAAAACCTGATACATATACAAACCTATATGGCTTATCTTTTCCAAATAGATTAGTT